ATGCCTAGCAAAGATGCCCTCAAGAAGTTCACCACGGGACATGTCCTCGTAGATGGCCATGATACCGGGAGGCACTTCGCCCCCGGCTGCGATCATCTTACGCACCACGTTATACGCAGCAGCGTCCGCCGAGCGGATAGAACCGTGAGCAGCGGCCACACCAGGGTGATCCATGCTCATGTTAGTAACTACAAGAAGCGCATCGCCGAGAGACTCGGCTGGCTTAGCACCATCTGTAAGAGGCATTTGAGCTGGGAGTTCGGAAGCATGATGGCTTGCCGATTCCCTAGCACGCGCAGCGGGGTCATCAGGGTCCAGACCCTTCTGTATCATCCGTTCGGTTTGCTCTTCCTTAGCCTGTAGTGCAGCAGCGCGAGCAGCAATAAGAGCCGCATCAGTGTCCTTCTTACCACTAGAGTCCGAACCTCCTGACATAGTCGCAGCCGTGACCTGAGATTCTACACGCTGCGCGAATAGAATACCAGCACCGTCCATGACGGAGGCGGCCCGATAGGGATCCTGCTGGATCCAGTCCAGGAAGTTATCATCGTCCATACGTGATGCAGCGGCAGCGGCTTCCTCCATAACAGGATCTTCAAGCTGACCTGCCGAGGTGTACAAGTTAAGGAACTCGTGAAGCTTACCCGGCATAGCCAGGGTCGCATCAGCAAAGGACTTAGCCTTGTCCCTGCGGTGATCCACCGAAGAGATAGAACCACTAACGGTATTAAGACCGTTGACAAGAGCCTTCTCCTGCGACCTGAGACTAAGCCCGTCGTAACCCTTAGGCATGTCTGTTCTGTTAGTCTTAAGCAGACTTTCATTCAGAGACAGCTGAAGGTTAGCGGAGGCCTCACGCCCAGTGTTCGCAGCAGCTTTATCGTACTGCTCCGCAGCAAGTCTCTTAACCAGCACAGAGTACATCTTCTGCTGATCCGAGAAACTACCATCGGGGCCTACCAAAGAAGGCTGCATGTGAAGCGGGACTTGAGAGTCTATAAACTCGTCCCGCGTAAGGGATGCCCCATCCTCATCCACAATATCGGATAGGGTTGGAAAGCTGTTCCCAAAGGACAGAGCCACGTCGTCAAGAGAATCCTTCAGAGTATCCTGAAGCTGGCCTTGAACAGACAGAGCGAGTGTGTCCTTCATTGTGTTAAGTTGTTTAGCCAAGTCGGGGTCCATGTCACTGGCTGCAGATTCCATGCGTTCGATCAAATCGGATCGAGTCATGTAGTCTGATTCAGTTTCAAGACGGGAGAGATCCTCAGCAAACGAGCTGATCTTATCCATCCCTTTACCACGCCGCACATTGGCATTGGAAATCATAGTGTTAAGCTTGTGGTTGTCAGATGCTTTATCTGTAAACCACTTGTCGTCGTACTCACTGTTAATACCTTGAACACGAACAGCCATAGCCTCTTCACCCTCCACACCAGCAAGGGTGGGATCGGCTTGAAGCTCGTTAATACGTTGAATGCGTTCGTCATCCTGGATCTTATCGAAGTCGGCTGACCACTTGTTCTGAGTCTCAAGTCCGTCAGCAATACCTTTCATAAACCCGGCTGCATTGTTTCCAATAGCATTAAGGATTGTATCAGGCACAGCGTACGCGCTTGCAGCGTCAGGTCCGAAGTTGAACCCGCCGCCCTGCCGCGTAGCCTGCCCACGGTTGCCCGGCTGAGCCGCGACTTGTGAAGACTGCTCTGCAACCTTCTTAGTCGTGTCAATCTGAAGGCGTCCGTACTGAGGCTTATTAGGATTAGGCATCAGCTCACCGACTTTCTACTATCTATCAGCCACTTAGGAGCCATACCGCCTTCAATCAAGGCAGTGCCAAAGCTCTGACCCATGCTCATCCCCTGCTGCATACCCTGCATAGCGCCGCCGATGGCAGCTGCTGTGTGGTTGGGTTGCGTAGGAGGAAGTCCAGGGATAAGGGCTCCGGTTTGGTTCGAGCTAAACAGGTCTCTAGTGTTAAGGTTGTTTGCGTGCTGAGTCTTAAGATCCTTCTCAGTGTTATACTTGTTCTGGGTCTGTTGAGCAAACGCCGTAGCGCCTGACTCTTTCATCTTAGCCATAGCAAGCTTATAGGTACCGCTGTTGCGGCCTACCTTAGCAGCACCGACGGTGGATACCGACTGAGCCTGCGTCTGAACTTGCTTGGCCATGTTGGACATGTTGTATTGGTACGAGTCGTCAGCAGCTTTCTGCTGCATGACGTACGCGTTAAGTGAGCTCGTTACGATAGCCTTATTGGCAATCATACGGTTCACATTAGCTGAAGCATTCTGAAACGACTCGACGCCGGACTTCATAGACTGCTTCATCATTTGATCGTTATACTGTGTCATCTCCGCTGCGGCTTTAGCCTTAGAGGCCTTGTAAGCTTGGAAGGCTTGGAAGCCTGCCATAGCTCCGCCTGCTGCCATCATGAACATAGTTATCTCCTATACTTGTTGGTGTAACGTGAGAGCATATTGGTCACTACCTTGCGACCGGGGTACTTGCCGTTTATCTTGACAGCCCCCCGTTCTTCAGGAAGGAAGTGCAACATACGGCGATCATCATCAGCCCAGCTATCGAGCATAGCTCGGTCAGCGTCTTCTGCCTGTCGTGAGAGGACAGCGTCGACGTCAATAGCCATCAGATCTTCCCAATACGAGACAGCCGAAGCAAGCGCATCCACACGGTCATCGTGCTTCAGCGAGCCACGGACGTCTGTAATACGGGTGATCTGGCGTTGGGTTTCTTCTGATCGTATCGCCCTCTTGTCGAAGACAAGGCGATGAGAACCCATGACGGGTTCCAGGGTGGAGATGATTCGTTGCTCCTTGGCTCCGGATACGCGATACTCTTCAATGGCCGCGCCGCATCCCATCTGTTGTGCAACAGGGATAAGCAGCTGGCCGAACATAGCGTCGCCGAAGTTGGATTCATACATAATCATATTACACTCGTACTCCATGGCGGTACGTATGATCTTCTTCAGGGTCCCGTCAGCGTAGCCGCCGTCGAGTCCGAAGAGGTCCAGTACGTACACGAACCCGTTGAGGTACGCGGTAATTGCTATAGCAGTCTCATCAGCACCACGACCCGAGGGGTCAACGTGCATCACGATCTGCTTGTAAGGTTCGTAGTCTGTGGATACCCACATTGGTTCGTACAGCATATCGCCGCTTAGACCGTAGGAGGGTATGTTCTTCACCGAGTCCTTGGTAGCCCATATGAGCTTGGTAGGAGCCACCTCTCTGTCAACGTCAATGACCAGGAGGTCAGACAGACGGAGCGGGTACCTGTCGGCATCAGCCAACGAGGTGTCCAGGTGGTAGTGAAGGGAGAACAGCTTGGGTCCGACCTTGGCCTTACGCTCGGCAAGGGTGTCGTCGGAGAAGCGTTCAGGCTGCGTGGACTGCCCAGCATCGAGCTCAAGCTCCATGATGTAGTCAGTACAGTCAGCCATCTGACCCGGCATATCGGGGTCAGGCATGAGGGCAGGGAACTTATGGATAGGGTACCCGGTCCTCATCTTGTTGTAGATAGACTCCGCGTTCTGAGGGGTACCGAGGATTCGGATACCACCGCCGTCACCGGGGTTACGGATCTGTTCGATCTCCCACACCTTGTTCAGCAAACGCTCCCGCGCTTCTGCAGTGTGTGAGTTCTTCTCGATCTCTACGTCATCGATGATAACCCAGTCGGCATGGCTACCCGTGATCTGACCAGAGACGCCGCGTGCGTACACGGACTTGTCCTGATTGATCGAGCTACGGGTTTCCACGTTGAAGCCGAAGGCGCTATCAGCGGTCTGCGGTCCTGGTTCGAGGTACTTCATATAGGGTACCACGGACAGGATCCGTCGGGTCATGGACACGAACTCGGTCGACTTCATTGCCGAGGCCGAGAGGACCATGATGGTTACGTTAGGGTTACGGAGCAGGAGCCATGAGGCGAACGATGCGGTGAGCACCGACTTACCGGCACCACGGCCTGCCTGAAGCTGAAAGCCATCGAGATCAGACTGGAGCTGGTCGGCCATGGCATACTGCAACGGCGTGGGCTCCGTGTTGAACAGGTACTTGAAGCAGGCAAAGAGGTGGTTACGGAAGTCCGTGACGTACTCTTTGCTCACTCCCTGTGGGATTGCATCCCAGTCAATAGGGGCTTTCATCTTGTATCTCCTTTAGTAGTAGAAACAGTTAGGGCTAGAGTCGAACTAGCATCGGCGTAGTTAACAGCTACGAGCTTTACCAATTAAGCTACCTAACTATGAACGGTACTTACGTACCGAACTTGAATGGAGGGTCGACCTTACCCAGGTCTTCCATGACTTCATCAGCCATGTCTGACGGTGAGATCTCCCCGTTGTTGTCAGTGATCACGCCCCGTACCACTTGGTACAGACCGGGCGTGCACTTCTCAGGGTTGTTCAGGTCGTCTAAAAGGTTGTCGATTAGACGGTCTTTCAGCTTTGATACCTTGTTCATTATTGTAATCCTTGTTCATCTCCCAGAACAGATAGTTGATATCTGTGTCGCGCTCAGCGAGCTTCTGGGAGTTCCACTCTACAGTCATGCGCTGATTCTTCAGGTCATGCTTTAAGCGGAGTAGTTGTTCATTCTTAATAGCAAGGTCTTCCTTGACCTCGGCAATCTTAGAGTACAGGTGACTAGTCTTAGTCACTAGGTACCACCAGAGCCCTCCTATAGAGGGTAAGATTACAGCAGCTAGTATTGCCCACACCGCGTCCCCCGACATCAGCTGTGAGAAGGCGCTCATGTTAACGCCCCCTTGCCGCAGCGCCACCGAAGTAGAAGCCGATAATAGCAATGAGACATGTACGCATTTCGTCGAGGATCAGGAAACCCTTGACCTCAATGAACGCAGGCTCCAGCCACGTCAGCGGGTTCCACCACACTGATCCAGCGCTTTCGACGTAGGTCGACACACCGAGGAGGGAGAGGATAAAGGGAGCTCCAATGACCGAGAACAGGACAGCCACCACGATAAGGCGGCGTACCCATGAACCAGGGTCACGCTGGGCAGCGCGGTCGTGAGACTCGTCTGCCGCAGCTTGGCGTTCGATAGCAATCTTAGCAAGCTCAGCCTGATTGGACACCATGGTGCCGATCAGCTTGAAGAGGAAGCCAGCGGCTCCTCCTCCGAGAAGTGAAAGGATCTCAATCATGAGGTCCTCCTTCCGTGGGGGTAAGGGGTTTACTTTACACAACGATCGTCATAGAGTCGACGGTAACGGTAGAGCCCACGAGGAGCGCGGAAGTAAAAGCAGCATCGTTAATGGTGATTAGACTACCGGCGCTCACAGAGGCCGGACTAAGGACAAACGTACTCGTCCCATTGTTATTGGTAATCGCGAACGTAAAGACACTACTGGTCGTTACGGGAAGCGCCAGTGTAGCGCCATTAGTTGCGAAGTTCAGAGTCACTCCGTTTGCAAAGGGGCTAACGGTATTATTGTTAGACGCGTTGTAAGTATCAGTGGACATAAGCTCCCACGCCTCTTGCGACAAGGTCAAGTTACCGAATGCGCCAGGGGCTGTTACCGCCACGGTACCACCGGGGGTAGCCGTACCTCCTGGAAGAGACTCAGGCACAGCGTCAGTCATTTCGACAAACACCTGAGGGGCAATCTGAACACCATCACGTGAGAACCGAACTCGACAGCGAATCGTCTCGCCTCTATCAGAGTCCAGGATTATGTAGCTAGGGCCAGAGCCTAGCTCTGTCGAACTACTGGCGTACATCCACTTGTATGTAACATCAGCATCACCGACGAAGTCAGTAACCACACCGACAATCTGAGCCACATCAGCAGTACCTGTGATAACCGGAGCGTTACGTTCCACGAAGGGGACGTACCTACCCACTCGCCACTCTTCGATGAGAGGGATCAGGGTTGATTCAAGATCAGCAACGATGTCCTTACCAATAGCATTACGTACAAAGTCCACGCCTCTTTGCGTAGGACGATCGAGATCGAACCAGTTCTCAGCAGTAGCTGGGAAGGCAATACCGAGCTCATTTGCAATCGTAGTAAGGGTTCCGTACTTCTCTTCCAAGTCAAGCAGCAGATTGTACCACTTGTTCAGCTGATCCTGCAGCTTGGTATTATTATTAGCGACATCTCGTGCAACAATGTCAGCCCAGTTAGTGTAGTTCACCATGAACTGTCGAGTCTGGTCAACACGGAGGCTGTCCCAGATCAGGTATCCATCTGCTTCACTAATGAAGTCAATGGTCTGTGCAACCCAGGTAACAGGCGTGGCCCACTCGTAGGGGTTTAGATCATTGAATGTAGTACCGAAAGAGTTCTGAGCAATGTTAGAAGGGGAGATAATAGCAAGACAGTCGACGCTAAGTTCAGATTTCATCAACCCAAACGACCAGTCGTAGAGAGCCTTTCTGTAAGGAGGCTTCAACGCCGTGCCATCACTAGCAGGGTTGTCGATGAATTGCTGAATAGAGTCAGGAGCAAAGGCATCGTAACAAACGCGGGTGACATAATCCCACGGCTGTTCAGTACCAGCGAGGGCGTCCTTGAAGTTCTGGGTAAGCACAGCTTCCTGAGTAGCGTCACAAAGAGCGAACCAACGGATGTTTGTAGAACCCTCAACGAAAGCAGAGCCGTCCCATTTAAGGTCGCTCTGTCCGATGTCAGCTGTACCGCCGTACATGCCGAAGTAGGAATCAGGGAAGGCTACCTTAAGAGCATCGTAGACAGACTTCTGCTGACTACGGAGTTCAATAAGAGCTTCTCTGAACTTAGGGTTAGCTGTATCATTCCAGAAGATAGAACCAAGACGCTGAGTCGTAAGCCACTGGGACTCCCAGTCAAAGCAGAAGGCTGTACCAGCCGCATCGGCGAGCTTACCTGAGTCGAGGTAGAACTGAACCGCTGCTACGTATTCTGCAGGATCGAGTTGAGGGAACTTCTGAGTCGGAGAGACCCAGGTAGAGTTGTCACGAGGGTCGTAACCAAAGTCGGTAATGTTGCCGTTACTGTCGAGGATATCCCTCATGTTGAAGTTTGTCCAGATCTTGTCAGCTGAAGTAGAGATGGTACCGGAGGCGCCAGAGTCAGGATAGATCATAGTCAAGGAGGCGTTACCGCCGTTCATCAAGTTAATGACACCGTCCATACCGAGATCAGGGGTCTCACCGTTAGCCACGTCTGCAGCCTTTGAGTAGTAGAACTCATCGAGACCTGCAACCGGAGCCTTGCCGAACGAGAAGTAGGCAGTAGATACAGGGAAGACAGCCGAGGTAGAAGCGGCGATAGTCGACGCGCCCTGCGACAGCTCGTAGCTGATAACTTCAGCAAGCTTGTCGTCAGTGTTAGCACCACGTCGTCTATACAGACCAGCCAGAACGCCAAGCGCCTGCTGCTGTGTGCTATAGAAGCCGATCAGTTGCGTCTTGTTAAGCATAAGCCGCCATCGTCCGGTCTCTTCCGACCAGTCAATGTTAAAGGAACGGATATGACAGACCTTAGATACCGCACCTGCGATACGACTATAGGATTCATCATACTCCAGTTCAAGGGCTGAGCCGATGATAATCCTATCACCCTCAGAGGTGGTTTGATAGGCGCCATCGTCCCAGAGCAGGTAGTTAAATACGGTAAGGGATCTCATATGAATCCTCCATTAAGGTTAAGTTGAAACACACCGAACTCCCGTTAGGGAGCCCGATGGTATAGTTAGTTATTCACCACTTAGACTTGTTAGCCCAGTAGGCGGCGGACATCTTGCCCTTGGCAATGTTCTTAGCATGACGAGCCTTGAAGCTCTTACGTCGTGCCTTTTCCTTTGCTGAGTCCGGGCTCTTGCCCGCACCCTTGACACCCTGCTGGCCATACCGAATGGTCTTGACCTTGTCACCGACCTTAGCCACCACTACGTGGGACTTCGTCTTGTGACCGGGGGTTCGCTTAGGCTTGTTGAATCCAGAGACGCCTGCACGGGCAAGCCGTGGGTCTTTCTTAGCAGCCATTACTTACCCTTCTTTGCAGGGCGCTTCTTCATGGACTTCTTAGGGCTAGGGGATTTCCCTGCCTTCTTCTTCTTGGGAGGTCTACCGACCTTGCTCCCATAGGTACCTTTACCGTATGGCATAGGGTCTCCTTATTATGGCGCGTCAGTGACAATGTCACTAGCGCTGAAGTTGTAGCCAACCAAGTCCGCTGAACCAGCAAGGTCCACGATAGACGTAGTCGATGATCCAACTTCATAGTAATGAGCGGGTGACAGGGACGTAAGGTCCTGCGTCACGCCGCCGTTGTAGATACTTGAAAGGTTCGCGCTCTGGTCAGAGCCCCAGATTGCCATCTGATTGATGACAATCTGGGGCT